GGTATGGTGAGCCGGGCGGTGCAGACCGCCCTGGCCCGCCTGTGGACAGACCGTTGCACGATCTACGGTCAGAACGCTGTGACTGTGCTGGGAAGCCATCTGACGGACTTTCAGCCTGTGGTCCTGGCGGAGGATATACCCTGTAAGCTGTCTTTTGAATCCCTGACCGTGACCACCGGAGACGGCGTGGCCACGGTGGGGCAGTCCGTCAAGCTGTTCCTGGCCCTGGAGGTCCAGGTTTTTGCGGGCTGTAAGATCATCGTGACCCGGCCAGATGGGACAGAGCTTACCTATGGGCAGTCTGGCTTGCCAGGGGTGTTCCATAACCACCAGGAAATCTTATTAGAACCGTTCCGGGGGTGGGTCTGATGGGACGAAGCTGGGGACAGTGTGATTTTAAAGCACTGCTGAAACTGTCGGAGCAGATCGCCAAGTATTCCAGTCTGGACGGAGACCAGCTCTGCCGCCGGGCGGCCAAGCAGCTGGCTCAGGTCTTACTGAACAAGGTGAAGAAGAGGACCCCGGTGGGCAAACCCCCAAAGTTTGACGAACCAAAGACCATGAAGGTCCGGGGAGAAGACTACACCGTTCAGATCACGAACAAAAACGGAGAAAAAATCTTCCGGCAGCGCAAGGGGAAGATGCATACCATCCTGACCCGTTCCGGCGCGATCCACAGCCAGTATTGGGCAGGCTACCGGGGAGGTACCCTGCGGGACAACTGGAGCATCCTGCCCATCCAGAAGCAGGGGGACGAGTATACCATCACGGTCATCAACAATCTGGAGTACGCCAGCTATGTGGAGTTCGGCCACCGGCAGCAGCCTGGCCGATACGTCCCCGCCCTGGGCAAGCGCCTGCGGGAGAGCTGGGTGCCGGGCCGGTATATGCTGACCATCTCCGAGCAGGAGCTTCGGGCACTGGCCCCACGGCTGCTGCAAGACCTGCTGTATGACGCGATGCGGGAGGTGTTTACATGATCCAGGAGATCATAGAAGGGGTCGCCCAGGCCCTCTATCAGACCTTTGGTGACGAGTACAAAATTTATGAAAACGACGTGGAGCAGGGCTTACAGGAGCCTTGCTTTTTTCTGGGCGTTTTGCAGCCTTCGCTCAGCCCCTTACCCGGAGGGCGGTTCCTCAGTCAGAATCCGCTGGACGTGCAGTATTTCCCTGCCAGCAGGCGGGACAACCAAACCTTACTGTGCGTAGCGGAACGATTGCAGACCTGCCTGGAACTGATCACCCTGCCGGACGGGGCGATGGTGCGGGGCACAGAGCGGTCCTATGCCATCACGGACAACATACTGCATTTCCTTGTGACCTACCCTGTGACCCTGCGGCGGCCCAGAGACGAGACGCCTATGCAGGAGGTCCAGGTGGACGCCACAACGAAGAAGGGAGAATGACCCATGGAATCGAAGAACACACAGCCCGTCTATTCCAAGCAGCAGCTCTTGACCTTCCAGCGCTACGCCGCGCGGCGAGATCTGCTGGAGGCTCTGCTGAACGACGGCGAGAGATACACCCATGATCAGGTCCAAAACCTGATCGACGACTTTATAAAAGGAAAGGTGAGGGAATAATGGCCCTTGGCGGCGGCACTTTTTTGGTGCAGAACAAGATCTTACCCGGCGCCTATATCAATTTTATCAGCGTGGCCAACGCCAGCGCATCTCTGTCCGACCGTGGCATTGCAACGCTGCCTCTGCCCATGGATTGGGGGCCGGAGCAGACGGTCGTGAGCGTGGAGCAGGGAGAGTTTCAGAAGAACAGCCAGGTCCTCTTCGGCTATGCCTACACGGCGGAGGAACTGCGTCCCATGCGGGAGATCTTTCTTCATGCCCGGAAAGTCTATTTTTTCCGGCTCAACGCCGGCGGGAGCAAGGCGGCCAACACCTACGGCACGGCCAAGTACCCCGGTACCCGTGGCAACGCCCTGCGCGTGACCATCGAGGAAAGCGAGAACAGCCAGGCGGAGGCCCGGCTGTATGACGTGACGACTTGGCTGGGCACGGTCCAGGTGGACCAGCAGAAGGGCGTTGCCACGGCAGAAGCCCTGAAAAACAACGACTATGTGGACTGGAAGACCTCGGCGGCCCTGGCGGTGACGGCTTCTGCGCCGCTCACCGGCGGGAGCAACGGAGAGGTCCAGGACGCAGCCTATCAGACCTATCTGGACAAGATGGAGGCGTATACCTACCACGCTATGGGCTGCCCTTCGGCCAGCGTGACCATCACGGCCCTGTTTGCGGCCTTTTGCAAGCGGATGCGGGAGGAGGTCGGCAAGAAGTTCCAGGTGGTCTGCTTCCGAAAGCTGGCGGACTATGAGGGCGTGGTCAGCGTGAAGAACTCCCTCAACGGCAACGAAAATGACCCGGCCCTGGTGCCCTGGGTCACAGGAGTCATTGCGGGCACGGCGGTGAACAAGTCCGCCACCAACATGACCTATGACGGTGAGTACGCCATCGACGTGAGTGACACACAGAGCCAGCTGGAGGCGGGCATTCAGGAGGGTTCCTTCCTCTTCCATCTGGTGGATGAGAAGGTGGTGGTCCTGGAGGACATCAACACCTTCGTCTCCATCACCGACGAGAAGAACGGGGACTTTTCCAGCAACCAGACCATCCGGGTGCTGGATCAGATCGCCAATGATATTGCGGTCCTGTTCGGCAAGAAGTACATTGGCAAGGTCCCCAACGATGCGGCTGGCCGCATCTCCCTCTGGAACGACATCGTGAAGCACCACCAGCAGCTCCAGAGCATCCGGGCCATTGAGAATTTCAGTGGCGATGACGTGACCGTGGAGCAGGGCGACACCAAGAAAGCCGTGGTGGTCACCGACCAGATCACCCCGGTCAACGCCATGGCCCAGCTCTATATGACGGTCTATGTCAGCTGAGAAAGGAGGAAGTAACGCATGAGCGACACCATTATGAACGCCATGGACGCCGTATACGGCAGCTTGGCCGAGTGCTATATCGCCATCGACGATAGCCGGTACAACATGATGTCCCTGACGGAGTTCAATAGTGAGCTGGCCGTGAACATCACCGGGGTCCCCATTTTGGGCAAGGTGGGCATGGGGCACAAGCCCGCCGGCGGCAAGGGGACCTGGAGCGGCACGGCCCACTACAATCAGTCTGTTCTGCGCCGCATGGCGGACCAGTATCAGAAGACCGGCGTCCTGCCGTACTTCGAGATCCAGGTGACCAACGAGGACCCAAGCTCTTCGGTGGGGGCGCAGACGATCCTGCTGCATGACTGCCTGTGTGAGAAGTTCACCCTGGCCAAGTTCAAGGCAGGGGAAGAAATTTTGGACGAAGAACTCAGCGGGACCTTTGAATCCTGGGATATGCCCAGAGAGTTTGATCCCCTGGACGGGATGCAGTAAGACAAAATAGGAGGAATATCATATGGATCTGACCGCATTTCTGGCGGAGAACGCCCAGACCGTAGAACATGTCAACTACGCCGCCTCTAAGCGCTTCCTGGACAGCGAGGGCAAGCCCATGCTGTGGGAGCTGCGGGCCGTGGACGGCGCAGAGGATGAGGCACTGAGAAAAGACAGCGCCCGGCGGGTGCCGGTCCCCGGTCGACGGGGGCAGTACCAGCGGGAGACGGACTACGACGCCTACCTGGGCAAGCTGGCCGTAGCCTGCACGGTCTTCCCAAACCTGAACGACGCCAATCTGCAAGACAGCTACCGTGTCAAAAGCGCGGAGGCCCTGCTGAAAATCATGCTCACCTCCGGGGAGTACACGGACTACCTCATCAAGGTGCAGGAGGTCTGCGGCTTTGAGGCCATGCAGGATGAAGTAGACCTGGCAAAAAACTGATCGAGGGCGGCGACGGACAGGCTAACGTCGCCTATTACTGTCTACATGAGCTACACCTGTTGCCCTCTGAATATTTGGCCTTGCCCCGTCGAGAACGGGCGTTCATTACGGCTGCCATCCAGCTGCGGACCGAGAACGAAGAGAAGAAACGGAAAGAGCTGGAGCAGAAGCAGCGGCACTGACCGCCGCAAGATCAAACAAGAAAGGGGGTGGTGGCTTTGGCGACCATCCGCACGGCCATCGCCCTGTATGACGGCGTGACCGGACCACTGAAAAGTATGCACAAGGCTATGAGCATCGTGCTGAATAGTTTTGAGGCCATGCAGCGAGCCTCCGGGAACGTGATCGACACGGCCAGCCTCCAGCAGGCGCGGGAAGAGCTGGCACGGGCTGACGCCGCCCTGAACAACATCGAGGACAGTATTCGCAACGACGAAGAGGCACAGCGCCGCTTCAACCAACGCATCCGGGACGGGGACACTGCCGCCGGGGGCCTGTGGGACAAGCTCAAGGGCATCGCCATGACCGTCGGCGGTCTGGCTGCCTTGCAGAAGCTCATCGGTCTGTCCGATGAACTGAGCAGCACCACGGCCCGGCTGAACCTGCTGGTGGATGATGGAGGGTCTGTGGACGCCCTGGAAAAGAAGATCATGGCCTCAGCCCAGCGAAGCCGGTCAGCCTACTTTGACACAGCTTCCGCCGTGGCCAAGCTGGGTCTGAACGCCGGCAACGCCTTCGGCGGGAACATGGACCAGGTCATTGCCTTCATGGAGCAAGTCAATAAGCAGTTCGTCATCGGCGGCGCGACGGCTCAGGAGCAGAGCAACGCCATGGTCCAGCTGACCCAGGCCATGGCCGCCGGTGCCCTGCGGGGCGAAGAGCTGAACTCCATCCTGGACGGCGCCCCTGGTATCGCCCGTGCCATCGAGAAATATATGGGCATCGCCGAAGGCTCCATTAAAACCGTGGCAGAGAAGGGGGAAGTCACCGCTCAGGTGGTGAAAAACGCCCTCTTTGCCATGGCGGATGAGACCAATGAGAAGTTCGAGAGTATGCCCAAGACCTGGGCACAGATCTGGACAGAGATGCAGAACAAGGCCCTGTCCGTTTTCTCGCCCATCCTGACCAAGCTCAGTGAGATCGGCAACAGCGACCGCTTCAGTGCAGCGACAGACGGTCTCATGGCGGCGCTGGCAGCCCTGTCCTCTGTCGCTGCTACGATCTTTGATGGCCTGGTGACAGGTGTGGCCTGGGTCGCAGACAACTGGGAGATCTTGTCCCCGCTCATCCTGGGCGTTGCGGCAGCCCTGGGCGTTTACTACGGCGCTCAGGCGGCGGCCAATGTGGTCGAGGCCATCTCCAAGGGGCTGCATGTAGCCCAGGCCGCCGCCAAGATGCTCCAGCTGGCCGTGACCGGTAAGCTGACCGCTATGACAGCGGCGGAGACGGCAGCGCAGTATGGCCTGAACGCGGCTATGTATGCCTGCCCCATCGTGTGGATCATCATGCTTATCATTGCACTGGTCGCTCTGTTTTACGCGGCAGTGGCGGCGGTAAATCACTTCGCTGGGACCAGCGTCTCGGCCACGGGCATCATCTGCGGCGCTTTCCTGGTCGTGCTGGCTGTGGTCGGCAATGTGTTCGTCTCTCTGTACAACCTGGTCATGGAGGTATTTGCCGGGATCTATAACGTGGTCGCAGCAGTGGCGAACTTCATCGGGAACGTGTTTCAGGACCCGGTGGGGGCCGTGGCTCGACTCTTTTTTGACCTGGTGGACGTGGTGCTCAGCCTGCTGAAGACCCTGGCCTCAGCCATCGACAACATCTTCGGCAGCCACCTGGCGGACGCCGTTCAAGGCTGGAGAGATAGTCTGGGCGGATGGGTAGACCGGAAGTTCGGCAAGGGCAAGGAGATCATGGCGAAGGTCAACAGCGACGAAATGAAGCTTGGCCGTTTCGAGTACGGAAAAGCCTGGAACACAGGCTACAACTTCGGCAAGAATCTCGGCAGCAAAGTCTCCGGCCTATTCGACAGCACCCAGGTCAATGACCCCATGGGGGCCTTTGACACTGGCAATACCCTGGACAGCATCTACAACAACACCAACGACATCGCCGACAACACGGCCAAGGCCGCCGATGCCCTGGACATGAGTGCCGAAGAGCTGCGCCTGCTGCGGGACATCGCAGAGCGGGACGCCATCAACAAATTCACCACGGCCGAGATTCGGGTGGAGATGCACAACCAGAACACCATCACCGGGACGAACGACCTGGATGGCATCATGGAGGAACTGGAAAAGCAGATCGAAGAGGCCATGATCGAGGTCAGCGAGGGGGTGCATATCTAAATGTTTCAGTTTTACATCGACGGCCTGCTGCTGCCGGTGACACCGGAGAAGATGACGGTGAAGGTCGGGAACCAGAACGACACCCTCACCCTCATCAGCGGGCAGGAGGTGAGCCTCCTGAAGCTGCCGGGCCTATCGAAAATTTCTTTCGGGGCCTTGCTGCCTGTGGTGCAGTATCCCTTTGCCCAGTATCCCGGCGGCGTGTTTCAGAGCCCGCTGGATTACTTGGGGAAGCTGGAGACGCTCAAGCAGACCTGCAAGCCCTTCCTCTTCCAGGTGGTGCGGCCGGGGCGGTTTCAGACCAGCTTCACCGTGTCCCTGGAGGACTACACCATCACAGAGGATGCCAGTAAGCACGGGCAGGATGTTTTTGTAGATGTGACCCTGCTGCAATACCAAGCCTATGTGACAAAGACCATCCAGTTCAAGACCGACAGCAAGGGGGCTACCACCGCCACCGTCTCCCAGCCCAGCCGGGACACCACCGGCAAGAAGACGACTACAAGCTACACCGTAAAGCACGGGGATACCCTGTGGAACATCGCCAAGAAGTACCTGGGCAGTGGGGCAAAGTGGAAGACCATCTACGACGCGAACAAATCGACCATCGAGGCTGCCGCGAAGAAGATGGGCCGGGCCAGCAGCTCCAACGGCCACTGGATCTATCCGGGGACCGTGCTGGTCATCCCGTCCTCTGGGACAACGACCAGCAGCACGACCAGTAAGACCACGACCACCCCGGCCAAGTCTACGGCTGCCGTGGGGAGCTATCAGAAGCTCTACACTTCGACCGATGCAACGGTCTGCGCCAAGATCATGTACAACGAGGGGCGCGGCCTCAAGAGCAAGACGGAGCTGGCCTGTATCGTCTGGACCATCCTCAACCGGGTAGATGCTGGATACGGCAGCACCATTCAGAAGGTGGCACTGGCGAAGAATCAGTTTGCGTACACTGCTGGGGCCAAGACGACCAGTGACTACGGCTATGACCTGATAGCCCTGGCCAAGGATGTCATGGACCGCTGGTCCCGCGAGAAGGCAGGACAGAGCAATATAGGCCGGGTGCTGCCCAAAGGCTACACCTGGTACTACGGAGACGGAACACACAACTATTTCTTCAATAACTACTCGAAATTCATGGCCTGCGTAAAGGCGCGGAGATATACGGGCGGGGGCTGGAATTACAGCCTCAAGTCGCCCTACTGAGAGGAGGGAGAGCATGGCGACACAGGTACAGCAGGCCATTGCGTGGGCCAAACAAAAGCTCGGTTCGTCAGCCTATGCCGGACGCTGTCAGGCATTTGTGGCAGACGCCTACGCCAAGGGCGCCGGAATGCCCCGCAAGTCGGCCAGCACCGCCAAAGCTGCCCGGAACCTCTGGCGGGTGTCCACCAGCCGAAAAGATATTCCCGTGGGAGCCGCCGTCTATTTCGACAGCCCAACTGCTCCCTCTGCCGGACACGTCGCCCTGTGCATCGGAAACAATCAGGTGATCCACGCCTTCAGCAGCATCAAGATCACGTCCATAGATGCTGTCATCGGTGCCGGATATGCCTATCAGGGTTGGGGCTGGAACGGCGGGGTAAAGCCCTCCGGTGCGGCCCAAGTAGTCAGCACCACCAGCTCTGACAGTGGCTCCTCTGGCTCTTCC